GTATCAAATTGCCGCCTTCCGCCGGTGCTCAACAGCTCCAGCTTCCAGCCGTTTGGCATTGACAGTCCCTCGAGGCTGTCTCTCCGGATGTTCTGCACGACCTTGTCTGCTGCGACTCTTATCGCGGTCATGTCCGGGTCGTCATCGTCCCAGATGTTCATTCCTTCCGGGGCGGTCAAAACCGGGAAGCCCGCGAGGTCACGCTCGACGCCGATTCCTTCGATTTCCTGTATGCGCCTCTTGAAGTACCACGGCCTGTATGCGTTCCGGAGGATGCTGCGTCCTTCCGGATTGCCCTTCCTGCTCTTGGTCCTGAAAAGTAGCAGCTTCTCTATGGGTATCTCTATGAGCTGAAAGTCCGGGGGCGGAAGCTGTACCATTCCGACGAGGTTATCGTTGTTGTCGTATCTCCATTCCCAGAGCGTCTCCTGCGCCCGGATCGGCAGCTTCATCCATCCGATCAGCCCATCGTTGTACTTGCTGTTCAGGCGTGGGTCGCGGCTCTTGCCGCTCCTCCGTTTGTACACGAGTTCGTGGGCGCTCCATCCGAATGTCAAAAACGACAAAATCTCGGATATGGTGTCTGTCCATGTGTCCTGCATGTCGTCCATGCACGAATAAATGAAATCGACGGCCTCCTCGTCCTTTGGAGTGGTTCCTGCAGGTTGTACGCTCCACGAGGCTTGCCGGATGAGCATCTCGATGGCGTAAAGTATCGCACCGATGACGTCGTCGTTCTCGCTCATCTCTTTGTAAACGCTTATTCCTTTCCGGCCCTGCAGCTCCTTCAGGAATTCCTCATAGAAAAAGCCGCCGTATCTTTTTTGGCCGATTCGCCCGATCTCTTTCAGGCTTGTATTTGCCATGCTTGTTTCCTCCTTTCTGTGCGTAATGTTCAACAAAAGCGCACGGTTAGGAGGCCATGACGCTTTTGTCTCCAACGTCACGGGTTCCAGCCTATTTGCTGTCTATCGTTTTGAAAGGTACCGGGCAGGTGCGTCCTCCTGCCTTAAATAATCATGAAGCCGATTATTTGTACCTCCGGGTTTGTCTTGAGCTTGAATTCGTCGTCGTATGCCTTTGCATAGTAGTCGGCCTTGGCCGCTATCTGTGCTGTGTTCGTGATGACTTCGACAGCTCCTGTGGGTAGTTTCACAGCTGCTATCAACAGCTGCGCTGTGTCTTTCTTCTCGGCTGCTTCTTCTGCGAACCGCTTCTTAAGGGTATAACCGTTGTTATCCATTCTGGGTATCTCCTTCCTGTATTTGTTTCCTCCGTCCGCCATCACCATTTTGGTGTTAACGGTGAAAGGTAATAGGTAATAGGTAATAGGTAATAGGGTACCAGCAGGGCTTGTATGGTGCTTTTCTTGTACTTGTCTGGTGCTTGCATGGTGCTTGTCTGGTGCATACGTGAAAGCCTTGACATTGCTGGGTTTTTCGCGTGTCACTTTTTGAATAATGACGCTCCTGCAGGGGCTTGATGGTCCTCTGGGATCGTCATCAAAAAATCGAGATGCCGTCATTTTGGTGCTCGAAACATCAAAATCTGATTCGCTTACTGTACTCGCCTTGTGCTGGGTTGGTGCTGGCCTCATGCTTGCACCGTACTTGCATGGTGCTGGCCTCATGCTTGCACCGTACTTGCATGGTGCTTGTATCATGCTTGTATGATGCTCTGCGTTTTTTTACCGCTTCCAGTAGCTCTCCTTCGTGAGGGTAGCCTGCTTTGGCGGCCCGGTTATAGCCGGTTTGTCCATCAAATAAAGTATGCCTTGCACTAAGGCGTCGACCGCGTCCTTGTAGGTTCCCTTTGGAAATATCAAAAGGTCCCGGATCAGGTCGTCTACCCATGGGTGCGTCTTCGGGTCCGGTAGGAATATGTTCCCGGCCTCGAAGTAAGGGGTCACGCTGATGGCGCGTTCCTCCTTGCTGCCTTTCGGATTGAATTCCACCATGCCGGGTATTTCCTTCTTCAACAGATCCACGATGGCGGGTCCGTTGGCCTTGTTCTCTATGACCTTCGCCCGGGCCTTCGGCCATTTGCCTGAAAGTGTCCGGACGGCTGTCACGCTCTCTGTGAAGCTCATCTTGTCGTTCACGAGGTCCTTCAGGTAGATGCCGCTGCCGTGTCTTCCCATCACGAAGCCTGCGACTTTGGCGCTGCCTTCGCTCTTGGTGAAGGCCATATCCCAGCTCTGTATGTCATGCGTGTTCGGTGCGGTAGTGTAGAAGTTCTGCAGCCATTCACGCTTGAAAATGACGCCCTCTGCCGGTGCCGGTGTCTGTTGGAATTGCCCAGCGTATTGCACGCTGCCCATGGACTTCTTCAGGCCGTCGAGGGTCTGTTTGTCGAAGCGCTCCGAGTTCAGGATGTCGCCTTCCTCCCGGATGATCTCCTTGCCGCTAATGGGGAAGTGTATAACCGTCCGCTTTTCAGCTTCCGCCGGGAGGCATAAATGCTCGTAGCCCAGCTGCTCGGAGAGGATGTATCCGGTCAGGTCGCTCTCATGTAAGCGCTGCATGATTACGATGAAAACGCCCTTTTTCGGGTCGTTGAGTCGCGTCTGCAGGGTGTTCTTGAAGAAGTTTATCGAGTTCTGTCGCTCCGTCTCGCTGTTGGCCATGAGAGGGTCCTGCGGGTCATCCACGATGATGACGTCGCCGCCGTCACCGGTGATTGATCCGCCGACGGATGTCGATTGCATGACGCCATGATGGTTGTTTTGAAATTCGTTCTGCCGGTTGACGTCGTCCTTCAGGTCGAAGCGATCTCCCCAGTTGCTCTGGTACCACGGGCTGCGGATGATGTCACGGGATAGGATGTTATGCTTGCGGCTTAGGCTATCGCTGTATGAAACCTTGATGAAGCGCTTCTCCGGCGACTTGATCCATGTCCACGCTGGGTAGCATACGGTTGTCTCGATACTTTTCATGTACCGAGGCGGGATGTTGATTATAAGCCGCTTGATTTGCCCTTCGTTCACGGCCTGCAGGTATTCGCCTATCAGATGGATGTGCCAGCTGTCGACATATCGCGTGCCCGGTTCGATTACTGGCCACGCTTGCTTGATAAATTCCGGGAGGTACCGCTCGGCCTTCTCTCTTTGCAGCGCAGCTTTCACCGACGCGATATCAAATGTCGGATTCTGGATGTAGCTTTTCCAGAAGTCCTTCAAGCTGTGCCAGCTCCTCGTCTGACAAGTCGGAAAGGTTCAGCTCGTTGGTGGCCTTGACCGTAACGGCGCCAGTGTGCTTGAGCGTCGTCTCTCCGCTTATCTGTTTGTTTTCTGTGGACTCTCCACGTGATAGGCGTTCTATCTTTACTCCGACATCGACCAGACGCACGATGTCGGCTGCACTTAGCTCCTCCTCCGGGATGGTCAGGAGGCGCTTGGCCGCTTTTCGGACCATCTGGGCTGCGAGGTCCGCGTGATCCTTGTTCATCTTCAGGATCGCTTGCTCCTGCTGTTCGCGTATCTGCCTCTCGATTTCCGCGTCGTAGGCTTCGCAGCGCTCTACCCATTTGTACTTTGCGGATAAGTCTCCGAGGTTCATCCAGCGTTTTATCCCCATTTCCTCCGCAAGGCCGCGAAGGTTCCGCCTTCGGTACGGCCTCTGTATGCCGTCGAGCTTGCTTCCGTCCGTCCTGGTGTATTTCATGTCGCGGTACCGACAAAACTTATCATACGCGGGTCCGGGTTCGCCCGGGAGCCTATCCCATATCTCCCTGTGCTCGGGGCGGTCGCTTTTTGACTTCGCCATGAAGATTGCCTCCTTTCCTGTGAAGTGTGAAATATAAAAAGGCAGGCTCCGTTGTTCGCGGCTCCTGCCTCATGTGTTGGCTCTTATTCTCATGCGTTACCGTTGATGTAGTCGTTCTCCGCTTTGAGCTTCGTGTATAGCAGCTCCTCTCCATTGCGGAGGCAGGTAACACCGAGGTTATTTGTGAAACGGACGTATCGGTTCACGATCACGTCGCAGTAGCGAGGGTCAAGCTCAATAACGTAGGCCCTGCGCCCGGTCATCTCTGCACCTATCAGGGTGCTTCCGCTGCCTGCGAAGAAGTCAAGAACAAGGTCGCCCGGCTTCGTGCTGTTGTCTATTGCTCTGACGGCAAGCTCCACCGGCTTCTGGGTCGGGTGCTCGGTGCCGGTGTCTCGGCTGATCTCCCAGACAGTGTTTGCTTTGCACTCCGGGTAGAGGCAGACGCTGCGGCCTTCGCTTAGCCTTATGTACCTGATTTTCTTGCCCTTCGGCGGCTTGTCTGAAATGAACACCTTTCCTCCGGCTCCGTCGGTAAGCACCACGCCTCCTGTGAGGACTGTCGCGGTTCCGTCCGGGCCGCGTAGCACGGCTTTCCATGTCGTGCGCTGCGATCTGTCGCCGTAGAAGTGTGCGCTGTGGCCTGCCTTCTCTGCGTAGAAGCATGGTTCATGCGCCCACTGGTAGTCTGCATGTCCGAGGACCGGTGCGGTCTTTACCCAGATGATGTATTGCTTCTCAACGATGCCCGCTGCGGTCATGGCGTCCTCAAAGTCTCGCCGGGTGCTGCTGGCGTGCCAGATATAAAAGGCTGCGTCGTCCTCCGTGTTCTCCGCGTAGTTCTTGAAGGCGGGTATTAGGAGAGTAGCCATCAGGTCGTCTCCGGTGAGGTCGTCGTTCTTGATCATGTCAAATTTGCCGCTCTGGGTTTCGTAGCTCACTCCGTATGGCGGGTCCGTGTTGACCATCTGGGCCTTTTCTCCGGCCATCAGCTTGGCGACAGCTTCCTTGTCTGTGGCGCTGCCGCAGAGGAGGCGGTGCTGTCCGAGGTACCATATGTCTCCGGCCTTGCTCATTGGTATGTTGTCCGGGACGGGTACCGCGTCCGCTTTGTCGTCCTGCGTGTCGTCGGCGCCTTCCATAGCTGCTATGATCTCCGCGAGGTCTTCCTCGCTGTATCCGGTCATTTCAACCGGAACCTCGCCGCTGTCCATGTCGCCGATCAGGTCGACCAGAAGGCCG